AGGCTCGGTCGCGGCCGGAGCCTGCGGCATGTTCTGCGCAGCGGCCCCGCCGAAAATGCCTTTCAGGCCGAACTTCTGATCCGCCTGCTTCCAAGCGCCTTCGAGCGAGCTGTACCACTGTTGCTTGCTGCCCTTGAACGACGCGCGCGGCGCGAACGGCCGCACCCGCCAGGAGATCAGATTGTCGCGCCACGTGGCGTGGCAGCTGATCCCGCCCTCGTTGATCTCCTTGATCGTCAGCTTGTTGCCTTCGGAGAACTGGTGCACGAACCCGAACTTGTCGGCCATCGTCTGGACCGTGTGCATGAAGCTCTCGTTCGACTGGCTCCAATAGTCCTGCTTGATCCTGCTTAGCGCGCCGCTGATCTGGGGAATGATGCCGGAGTTCTTGGCCATCTGGTTGACCCACTCCGTCATGCCCTTCATCTCGCCTTCGACCTGACCCGGCTTCGCGCCCTCGCCGAGGTTGTCCTGCATGGGCTCCTTCGCCCGCGTGTTCATCTGGTCTAGACCCTTGACGTGCACGTACATCCTTCGGCCGCCCTGCTTGCGGCCAAACCCGTGTTCGAAGCTGTCGATCACGCCGTGGAACACGCGGACCATCGACTCGCTCTGCCAGCCAAGCGCCACGATCACGGGAGAGAACAACGGCGGCAGCGGCATCTTGCCATCGCGGTCGTCGATCTCCAGCTCGCCGAACTTCTCCGGGCTTCCGTCGTAAATCTTCACGCTGATCAGGTGCGGCTGAAGCTTGTCCGTTATGTCGACGCCGCCGACCATGATCTGGCAGTACGCCCGCAGGCGATGCGTCTGCGTGACCGTCCCGACGAACGGATCGAGCTGCCCGACGAGCGTGTCGTACTTGAACGGGTTGTACTTGAACGCGGGATCGGTGCTGTAGAAGTCGCTCATGGCTCGAACCCTATCGGCGTCACGGAAGGCGCGCCCGCAGACCCGATCTGGCCGCGCAGCTGGTAGCCAGCGCGGTCGGTCCACAGCGAGTCTTGCGGCAGTTGCCGTGGCTTGCCGAGCAGCAGGTGCGGGTCTATCGGCACGCGCACGAACACGCCGGGCGGGATGAACGGCGAGCGCCGGTGCGCGAACGCCAGATGCGGGTTAGCGTCCATCATCAGCTCGGCCATGCCAGGAGCGCGCGCGAGATAGCGCCGCCAGATGATCAGATCGACGGTGACGTACTCGCTGGCCACTTGGTAAAGCTCGAACCCGGTGACGGCCATCTTACTGAATCTCCGGCTCGCCGATGCCGACCTCTGCAACGCCGCCGCCGCCAGCCGTAGCCTGCGCGCGCAACGCCGCCGCCGCCGCCTCGGCAGCGTCGAAGCCGCCGCCCGACACGCCGATCAGGCCGGTGTTGACGCCGTCGCGGTAAATGTTCTCTTGATACTGCGGGGTCGGGACGCGCGTGAGCTGGGTCTCGAACGCGATCTGCTGGCCGAGCCCCTCGCCGCTCAGGAACGTGTTGGAGCGCACGAGCTTCTCGCAGATGAACCAGCCGAGCACGGTGCCGGGGTTGCCGCCGCGAAGCAGGAGCTGCGCAAGTCCGGCGCGACGGCACGCCTCGAACTCCTCCATCGCGCCCTGACCGCCGAGGCGGTACGGAAACAACTTGCCACGGAAGTACAGCGTCTCGTCATTTTCACCAACCCACTCTCGGTAGATGGCAGCTCCCGCTATCTCTTTCTGCGCCCAGTCGGTGTCACTCTCGTGGTCGAACTCGTGCACGTTGAATGGCCACACCTTGAACTGCAGCGGTCCCCATTGGTACAGGACCGAGTTGCCGGGATCGGTCGTCTGAACCCGCAGCCCGCGCAGGGACGCGTCGCCGACGTTGCGCCAGGACGTGACCATCAGGCGAACCCTTGATCAGTGTGGGACTCGCGCGCGGCGCGGCGGGTGTTGTCCAGCTCGCGGCTGCGCTCGGCGTGGCGGGTCCAGCGCGCAGACGACGCGCCCATGTGCTGGAACTTGGGGCGGATCACCGGCTCGATAGGGCGCTCCAGCTGCGCGCGCATCGCCTCCATCATGGCCTGCGTGTTACCGGCCGAGGTCACGCTGCCGGAAGCTGACGGCGTGAACAGCTCGGGACCTTGCTCGCCGACCATGTACGGCGTTCCGGCATCCGCCGATCCACCCGACGCCAATCCTTTGCCCGCTGCCTTCTCCTCGCTACCTTCGGCCGCTACGGGCCTTACGATGGGCGCGGGCGCGGGCGCTACACCCTTGCCTGCCGCCTTTTCCTCCCGGCCAGGAGCCGATGGAATCCGCCTCACCGGCGCTGGCGTTGCCTTTGGTGCGGCGGCACGTGCCGCGCGGGCGCGCTGGGCGAACGTCGGACCTTCGGCCGCTGCCGGTGCCGCCGCCCGCTCCTGCGCGGCCTTGTACCGCGCAGCTGCCCGCGTCTCGACATCGCTTACTGCGGCGGGACCGGCGACCTTGGTGTCAGGCGCCGCCGGGTCCGCGTACAGCGGCCCGAGATTCCTGACTTGATGCTTTGGCACCAACTGGCCGCGCGCGCCGCCGAAATCGTAGTGCATCAGGTCGGGCGATCCGCTCCCCCTCGAAGTCTCGAACGCGCCGCCCCACTCGAACTTCTTCGCCCTCTCGGGATGGTTCTTAAGCAGCCAGCCGTACGCGCCGCGCGCGACCCTGCCGTGCAGCTCGGTCTCTTCCTTGCCATAGCCTCGGTTCGGCATCTCCGTGCCGTCTGGGCGGATGATCTTCCAGTCGGAGGCGCTGCCGGTGAAGTGCTGGCTGCTCGCGTTGTTGCCGCGCCTGCCCGAGGTCGGCACCATCTTGTAGCCTTCGGGTAGGAACTTCGATCCCTCCTGAATGGCTTGGACCAGGACCGGATCGACACCTTTCAGCCTCGCCACGCCCTCCTTGTCGAGGACAACCTTGGAGTCGCCAACAGTGGCGACGCCGCCACCCTCCAGTTGTTTTCTCAGGTCGCCCGTCGTCGAAGTTTGCGGAGCGCCAGCGCCACCAGCGTCTTTGTTGCCGGACTGATGCGCGGCATCGTACGTCTTCATTGCCTCGCGTTCTTTGTCCGCCCAGTTCTGCGTGGCCTGATCAGCGTCGCTGAAATACTCGCCGCCGATGTTCTTGAGCCTCGACTTTTCGGGACCGACCTGCTTCGTCCACGGATGCTCGCGGTGGCCCTCCTGCCACATCCCCTGCTTGGTTCGGAAGTCGATGAGATTGCTGCCGCCGCGCACCGTCTGCAGCTCGCGATCACTGATCGCTAGGTCGGCGGCGTCCGCCTTTTTCAGCCCGGCACCACCGTTTTTCATCGGGCCATAGTAGCCGTCCCACATGTGGTGCTTGATCGACTTGCCGCTTTTCATCGCCGCGTTGACGAGACGCTCGAGAATCGCTGCGCGAGCCCCAGGTGCTTTCGAGTGGTTCTCGGTCGCCATGAGTCTGAGTAGCGTCTGCTTCGTCTGCGGATCTTTGTCCAGTTCAGCGAACATCGCGGCGCGCTTGTTTGCCAAATACGCGCTGCCGCCCTCGCCCGAAGCCGTAGCACCAGGCGGTTTCAAGTAACCGCGCTTGTAAGCCTCCTCTAACGATTCTGCCGGGCCGGTGGTGCTGGTCTCGTCTACGCCGACCGGCGTCTTGAGGCCGCCGTCCGTCGTACCATCGCCTGTGCCAGTGCTGCCTCCTCCTCCACCGCCGCCGCCTCCACCACCACCGCCGCCTGCCCCGCCATAGCCAGAGCCCGCGCCAGCGCCCGTGCCAGCCCGTCCGCCGCCGCCAGCGCCGCCGCCCAAGTCTGCGCCGGGTCGCGCGTCGAGCATGGCCAGCCGTTGCATCTGCCGGCCCTTGTCGCGGAAGCCGGCAAGGTACTGCCGCAGCTCGGCGTCGGCCTTGCCCTGCTGGCCTGCAAGCAAGTCACCGTAGCGCTGCGACTGGTCGGCCGTGAGCACCTGCCCCGCAGATGGAGGCACGACGATCTCAGGCCCCTTCTCGCCGACGAGGTAAGGCTGGTCTTTCTCCACCGGGCCACCGGCTGCGCGGCCGGGTATCCCCCGCGACGAGAACGGTCTCGCGCGCGGCGCTGGCGCTGCGGGTCCCGCTGGGGGTGCCTCTCCGCCAGGGGCACCCTCCATCAGCCCTTTCCCGATCCCGGTTATTCCCTTCAAGATCAGGTCCGGCCGTAGCAGCATTTGACCTTTAATGATCTCGGCCAACTGCGCGTTGTACTTCGCCATGAAGTCGACGGTCTTGATGACGTTCGCCTGCGTGTCCGGGCCGAACAAGTTGGAGAGCGTCTTGCCGCTGGCTGCGTACAACTCGTCGAGCGAGCCCTTCAGCGCGTCGTTCGTTGCCTTCTGCTGATTGAACAACTCCTCGCGCTCTTTCTGGATGGCGCCTTCGGAATCGAGCTGCTTCTTCCGCTCCGCACGGAACGCATCGCCGGCCTTCGCCTGGGCCTCGACCGCGTCAAAGGCCGCGTCCCCGCCGCCCGGCATGAGAAAGTCGCGCTGGAGTTTCTTCTGTACCTCGTCTCCTTCGTACGCCGCCGCCATCACCTTGCGCAGGCGCTCGACGTAGGTCTGCCTGTCGATCAACCCGGCCTCCAGCTCACGTTTGGACTCCTTCATCTTGATGCCCAAGGTGGAGAAGGGGTCGAACGAGAGGCTGATGGCTTTTTGGACCGCGCCCTGATCCGTGCCGGGACTGGACCGGTACATAGCGGCCATGTCGAGGATGTGCTGTTTGGTCCCGATCTTGAGCCGGTTAAGTTCTGGCAGGACTTCGTTCACGCCCTGCGTGAACGGCGCGACCATGTGCGGCGGCAGCGAGGTCTTGAGCGCGTCGAACACGCCCGCGATCTCGGAGTCGGGTATCTTCGCCTTCTTCAAGATGTTGCGCAGGTCCATCACGTCGGCGACGTCAGCCCCCATCGCGTGGGCGTATTGCCGAATCTTGATGAACTCGTCGGCGGCGGCCTTGCCGTACAGGCCGGTCGAAGGACCGAGCCGCTGGAACTGCGCGTTGACCTGTTCGAGGGTGTCCCCGGTCTCCTTGCCGAGCGCCACGAACTGGTTCTTCGCGTTCTTCGCCTCCTCAGCGTTCAGCCGCATGGAAGAGGTGGAACGATGCATAGCGCGCTCGTGGTCAGCGTACGTGCTCAGAGCCTTGCCAGCCTGGTTGATCGCCGTCTGCACCGTGAGGAACCCGGCAGCGTATTTCCCGAGCGCCGTCACGCCATCGGAGAGTGCGCTGTTCTGTTTTTTGGTCGCCGCCGCCGCTTCGTCCTGGGCACGCGTCCCTTTCCTGGTCTTCTCGGTGTTGGCCTCGATGGCTTGGCCGACAGCAACGTGCTGGGATTTGATTTTGTTCAGCCACTCGATCTGCTCCCGCGAGTGCTGGAGCTGGACGTTCGAGACCTCTTGTTCGGACTTGAGCCGACGCTTGTTAAGCTCCTCGAACGAGCTGCCGGTCGCCTTGGCCTGCGCCTCTATCGCCTTCAGCTTGCCGAGGTAGGCCTGCTCGATCTGGCGCGCGCCCTCCTGCGCCTGCCGGACCATGTCCTGCGTGACGCGGCCGGTATTGTTGGTCGCCGTGAGGTCTAGATTGACTGTGATGTTGTCGTCGGCCATCTCAGCGCACCGCCGTTATCGTCTGCGGCATCGACATGTCCATCCCCGAACCGCCGCCGCCGTCGTCGTCGTCGTCTGCGCCGCGTCGCGGAGGCGGCTTGAGCGGTGCCGTCCCCATCCGCACGACCGGACCGTCCGCCGCCGGAAAGCGCGGGTCGATCTGGTCGACCGCAGGGACGAACAACTCCGGCTCGTCCGGCGACACCTGCTCCTCCGGCGTCGCGAGCGGACGGGTGCCCGCCTCCCAGGACTTCTTGACGGTGTTCGACACGACGCTCGTGAGCGCCATCATCACGCGGTCGAACTCGGTCTGCGGAAGCTGGCGAATAGCCTTCTCGGGCACGTCGCACAGCTCCGACAAGAGCGCGAGCGTGGACGGAATCCTCTCCTCTGCCCACCGGATCGTTTGGTCGGCGGTCATCGGCCTGATCTCGATCTGGCTGATTTCTTTGCCCGGACCGAGTTTGAGCGGCTGCTGCAACTCGACGCACCAGCCGCCGGTCCTGCGCAGTATGTCGAGCGTCACCCGTTACGCTCCGCCGCCGAGCGGGATCGAGAAGTTGTTGAGCATGAACTCCGGTGCGGGACTGTTGATGTGGAGGTTCTCGTTGATCTCGTTGTTCATGTCCTGCCCGCCCTGGAAGCGGGTGTTGTTGAAGTAGTCCCAGTAGTACACGAGCCCGCCAGCGAGCCCGAACTCGTAGTGGATGATCTGGCGGATCGAGTAGTTGATGTGCATCACGTCGCCCTTGCGGAAGTTCTGGATGTCGCTCCGCCCGAGCTGGCCGGTGAACGCCGCCGCCGCCTGGATCGCCTGCCCCGTGTGCTGGTCGCGCACGTTGCCGTACACGTAAAAGTTCCTCTGCTCTGGCACCCACGAATCCACGAGCTGCATGACCTGCCGCGTGATGCCGATCAGGACGAACGTCGTCTCCAGACGCGCCATGCCTGTGCCAACCTCGATGTAGATCGGTGCGCCGCCCGCACGGTGATCGGTGTACTGCATCTCGAACGACGGCAGCTTGACCTCGGTCAGCGTGAGGTGGTTGCTGGCCTGATCGTCGGCGGGACCGCTCCCGCAGAACATGTTCGCGTAATCCATTACGAGGACGGGATTCGGCATGGTGTTCTCCTATTGATTGGACGCGCCGGATTGGTTGATGCCGCCGATTGCCCAACTGTTCTGGAAGAAATCCCAGTCGTAGACCGGCGAGTTAGCGAGCTTGAACGAGTATTGGCGGATGCCTCGTATCGTGTAGTTCGTGCTGAACACCTCGCCGCGCTTGAACGCGGACGGCTCGACCGCCGCCATTTGGCCCCTGACGTAGACTTCGGCCTGGACGGCTTCCCCGGTCATCTGGTCGCGGACGTTGCCGTATATCCAGAAATCGTTGGCGGTCAGCGACGTGCGAAGCAAAAGCTCCCACACCTGACGCACGATTCCGATCAGCTGAAACTTGACCTCGAACCGCGCCATGATCGTGTCGATCTCTATCGCGACGGGCGCTCCGCCCGGCCTGTGATCGACGTACTGCACGTCCATCGTCGGAAACTGCACCTGCATCAAGGTCAGGTGGTTGCTCTTGGTGTCGTCTGACGGCGCGGAGCCGCAGAACAAGTTGGCGTAGTCCATCACCAGGATAGGATTCGACACGGTCGGCCCTCCCGGTGATGGACGTTGTTCTCGTCGCTACGCGGCGACGCCGAGGTTGAGCTCCTGCTCCAGGCTCTGCACCATCTGGTCGATGGCGGGCTTGTAACGGGCGCTCATCGTGGTGATGCGCTTGAGGACCGGCGCTTCCTCGCACGCGAACCCTACGGTCAAGTGGCCGAGCCTGATCTCCTCTGCGGAGTTCAGCTTGCCCTTGAACGTGACTTGCTTGCCGAGGATTTGCTCCTGTGCGACCAGCGAGCCGAGGAAGTTGTTGATCGTCGCGAGGATGTTCTTGATCGTCTGGCGCGTGATGTTCTGCCGACCGAGGTAGGTCCGCAGCGCGGGCATGAGTGACAAGTGGATGTAGTCGCGTCCTCTCATTACGTTGTACATTCGCCACAGCTCGTCGTCACCGAGATTGTCGGTGCCGATGAAAACGAACCCGCCGGAGCTGATCGCGCTCTCCACCCCGACGAGGCCGCGCGCGACGACGCCGATGTTGGAGGCGAGCAGCTGCTGCCCTTCGGTCGCGCCGTCCGTGAGCGAGAACGGGATGGTGCGCGACGGGCCCACGATGCCCTGGATCGGCCGGTTGGCGGCAGAGTGGAACGGATAGCCCGTCGAAAAATCGACGGCGACCATCAGCCCCGCCACGCGCGGAGCGAGCGGCTTGACCACGATGTTGCCGCTGAGCGGGTCCATGATCTTGACGCCGCCGGAGACGCCGATCAGGCGCGGATGGTTCAGCGTAGTCCGCCAGTTCTGATCGGCGATCTGGCCAGTGCCCGCACTCTCGACGATGGCGTGACCGATCAGACCGTCGAGCACGCCCGGAAGCATCGAGCAAATCGGATTGGCTCCGAGCCCGATGGTGGCGTTCAGGATCGCTTCCTGCGGTGCCTGCGCGTCCTGGCCGCCGGTCAGGTGCGAGCCGGAGATGGAAGCTCCCGTGACCGTCGTGTGGATCGTGTAGCCGTTGCCAGCGACGCCCGTCGCCTTCTGGATGATCAGCAGCGTGCCTGCCGTCAGGTCGTAAGTGTTGTCGCTGATCTCCGCGTCGGCTGACCCCTGCAAGAACGTCAGTAGCCGGTCGAGCGTCGTCTGCAGGTCGCCGCCGAGCTGCACTTGGTTACCAGTTGGCGTGCCGCTAACGAACGTCACGATTGTGCCGTTGAGAGTGATCGTCGAGCCGATGCCGGGCTCGCGCTGGAACATGATCGAACCGCTGGCCGCCGATGCCTCGATTGGATCGCCATCGGGCAAGGGAAGGACCGCGTTCGGATCGACTGTCATCCATGCCCCGAACTCGTCGATGAAGATTTCGAGATCGTGGATTTCGCCCTTCGAGTTCGCCACCGCGTGCGCGGCCGGCAGCACGAGCTGGGCACCGTTGGTCTCGCCATCGCCTTGCGTGAACGTGACCGTGTACTCTGCGCCGGGGATGTAGCCCTTGCCCGGTGTCGTCGTGCGCAACGTCTCCAGCGAGTTCGCCATCTGGCCCGTGTAGCCAGGGCACAGGATGATCCTCGGCGTGCAGTAGAGCGTGCTCGGGGCCTTCAGCAGCGCCCAAATCCCGTTGCCCATCACGGACTGCCCCATGATGTTCGCGATGGTTTGCTGGAGCTTGATGTTCGCGTCCGCGTGCGTGCCGTAAGGCGTCCGCACGATGATCACCTGCGCCGCGATCTGGAAGTCGGCGAGCTGAGCGTTGATGCCGTTGATCGCGTCAGCGAGATAGCCGTCGAAGAACCCGGAGCCGTCGCCGAGCTTGGCGAGAGACTCCGTGTCGTTGCTGTAGACGAGGACCGGCGTGTTGAGCGGGAAGAACTGTTCATCCGCCGTGTCGCAAGGGCCAACGATGCCGATCACGTCGAGGTTGGCACCGATTACGGGTTGCGGTTGGTCGTTTACCCTGAAGAACTCGAGTCCGAAAGTTGGCCGCGCCATGGGGCTACTCCTTGTGTGCTTTCAACGATGTGCAGGAACGGGCGGCCCTGGATGCCCGAAGCGAAACGGTCAGCGCCGGAAGACGAACACCGGCGGATAGATGAAGCGCATCGGCGGCACGACGAACCAGCGAGTCAGCGGCAGGAACGGATTCGTGACGCAGCAGCGCGCGGCAACCAAGCGCAGGATCGGCATGGGCACGCGGCACACCGGGAGCGCGGGCGCGGGGCAGCCGGTGAAGTAGCCGAGAATGCGGATAGGCGGCGGGCCTGGAGCCCTGTTGACGGTCGTCGTCGTGGTGACGGTCGTCGTGCGGGAGACCGTGTAGCTGTACGTGGTGGTGGCCATGGGGCGTGGCTCCTCTGTTAGAACGAGAGCGTGGGCGTCTGAATCTTCAGCGCTTCCTCCTCGCCGTAGACCATGACGGTGAGCACCGGCCGCCGGTTCAGGACGCTGAGCGCGTCAGTGTAGAACTCTATGCGGCGGACGTAGCCACCGCTCTCCTCGTCCGGCTCGATGTCCGAGACGTTCGTGCTGGTCAGCCCGTCTATGCGCAACACTTCGCTGAGATACGTGAGCGTCATGCCCTAGCCTTCCCGTTACAGGTTCACGCGCTTGGTGTTGCGAGGACGCGCGGCAGCACCGACATTCGCGCTCGGCGCGTTGACGGGCTGGCCCGCGACCGGCGTCGTGCGCGCGACCGTCCTGTTGCCCATGTCGAAGATGTGGACCGAGCCGCTCGCCGCGCTGGCACCGCTCTGCCCGCCCCAATAGGGCGAAGTCCCGCTGCTACCCGCGCCGCCGCCGCCGCCCGACACGTCGATGGCGTTGGCAATAGAGCCAGTCTTGCTGCCGTAAATCAGAACCACGCAGCCACCACCGCCTCCACCTCCACCACCGCCACCGCCATAGTCGCCGCTGCCCGTACTGCCAGGACCACCATTGCCACCGTTGCCGCCCATCGCGGCAATGATCGACGCGTTCATGTTGGAGCCGCAGACGACCGTGTTGGCGATGATGATGACGACCCCGCCGCCTGCGCCGCCACCGCCGCCCGCGCCGCTGCGGGTCGCGTCGCTGGTCTTGTTTCCGGCCGCGCCGCCCGTGCCACCGATGCCGCCGCCGATGGCCCCGTAAACAACGCCGAACGGGGGGCTAATGGTGCGCATTTGTCCGAGCGGAGCGATCAGCGCCGATATGCCTTCGTAGGTTCCTGTCGCGACGCCGGGGACGCCGACGTTGGCGGCAGTGGCGAGGTTATTGCTGCTTCCGCCCCTGCCGCCG